ATGAAAAGGCTCTTAGAACATAATACTGTGCTGCCCGAAATCTTTCATTCTGCGTACAAGCTTTGTTTTGATGTCCATGATGTTCTGGCGCAGCTTCTGGTTTCAGGTATGAAGCAGGGGATATTCGTCACTGATATAAAATTGGAAAGCGATCGTGACAAAAAAGCGATTGATGAGGCTGATGATTTAATTGACTGGCTTAGACTGAGCGGTCGTATCGAGGAGGAAGCAGATGTTCTTGTGACAGTTGCTTTTCCGGCTGTGCTTTCAGATATGTTGCATTGTATTTTCGAAGCAATCGAAGCCTCTAGGAAAGGAAAGTTGGCTGTATCATTTATGCTGTTAAGGAAGCCGATCCAAGAAAGTCTTTATTTATTGGAGTCTATAGTATTAGATAAAAATTCCTTTTCAGCCATGATCGCTTATGATCCGTCTAAATTGCGTCCTCAGAACGCGGGTGGGGTGGAGGGACATTCTCGGCGTATTGGTAATGTTCTAAATCTCATTGGTGCGTCAGGACGTTTTGATGCAGGATATTTAGCTAAGTTGAGGTATGACAAGACTGAGCAAGACAGCTTTGATGGAGTATGTAATAAGGCAATGCATTTGTTTACCGATCACAAAGCTATAAAAACAGAGCAGTACAACATAAACTTTATTTTTTCTTCGGGTTTGCAGTCTCATACTCAATGGTCTTTTTTGTATTCAAGATTGCCGTACATGTTGATGTATATTCTCGCCTTGGTGGAGTATATAACCGAGAGGTTTGCGCAGACCCTCCCTGTTTACTCACAAGACATGGCTCGACGCTTGGGCGCGTCTTTAATTTTAAGTAACGCTTGCATAGGTCGCGAATACTTTAGGGATCACATAGATCACTTGGCATGTGAGACGTACCGTTGGCTGTCAGATCATTGTTTGAGTAATGGTTTTGTCAAGCCTGAAACTGAGCATTTTGAAAGAATGGCATCGTCTGGAGCGTTTCCGGGTGAGCCTCAATCTGATGTGGACGCCCGCAATCGATTGTATGGACAACTTGCAGGCCTTTAGGCTGCAACAGCCGCATCATTGCGGCTGTATAAGAAGTCCCGGATGTCCGTCTCGTGAATGTTATGCCACTCTGCCCATTAGCTGATTTTGCTCCTTTGCTGCCTTTTCTCTTTGTCGATCAATGTAATCAGCCAGGTCTGTTAGATGAACACCTAAGGCCGCTTTTTGACTGTCGGCTCCCAGGCGCACCACAGGGATATCGATCTCGCCATCAAGTCTTTTTCGTTTGAATTTTTCAACCGTCAAATGCATATAGTCTCTACAAACGCGATCTAACGGAATGACTGCTTGGCCTTCGTACTGGGCCATGAGTAGGAAAAATGTATTCATGGCTTCACCTGCTTGAACTCAACTACCCACACCCACGGGTTGGCGTTCCAGTTCTCTTGCCCGTTGAGCGACACCCAAAGAATTGAGAACAACTCATCTTCCGAGTAGCCAATGCCATCTGGGTCCAGATGGTCGCGGCAGCTCAATACGCCCTCGGCAATGGCTTGTTCCGGCGTAATGTCTTGCAGCCGTTCGATGCGTACATCTGTTATTTCCAACAGAGTCCGGGACGCCCAGCGCGGCATGTGGATGCTGGGCCGCCATTTAAAACCGTAGGAGTCACCAACTACATCTATCCGGTAGATGCAGTGTCTCGGTTTGCGAAGGGCTGCTGGAACGTCGCAGATTTTTTTGCCTGTTCTCACCCACGCCGAGTAACTAAAGGTGTGGTTGCTCCAGGACTCATGTCCGGCGTCGGGGCAGGGTATCCATGTCTCGCGTACCCAAAGCCGGTCACCTGGCTTGCCGTAAGGGCAATCAGCCGTGTGTACATCTGCCGTTTGCGCTCCACGTCCCTCGGCAAGCTCCGTGTGTGGAGTACGGGGAGGAGTTTCCACCAACCGGCGCGTTACTGTCTTCTGGCCTGCCAGTAATGCGTGCGTCATCGGCCCGTTGAATAGTATGGGGCGCTCTTTAGCCACCACTGTGTTGGGCGTGGCCATGTTACTGAGCCCGCTCTGAACCCTTCTTGCTGGAATTGTGCTGAGCATCGCGTTATAGGCGAATGTCAGTTCCTGAGGGTGGGCATCACGCTGATGAAGCATCATCGCAAAGTTGGCGATGTCCTCGAAGTTGCCAGGGTTTCCCTTGGGAATATGCTCGACCAACATCTCTGCCAGCGTTCTATCCTGCACTCTGGTTTCACTCCAGCCACGAAGACCTTTAGCGCGAGCTTCGGCTAGCTTTGTTTTCATGGCTGCAGCGAAGTTGTCGACAGCCAAATTATCGGGGTGTTGGTGTACTTGGCCAGGAAAGAGACGGGCGCAAAAGGCATCCAAATCTGCAATGTATTGAGTTGCATCTGGAGTGCCGATATTCCCGACCAGTGTGCGTGACTTACCGAGCAGGGCCACGCTGTCGCTCAACACTGCGATGGTCTCGGTAAGTTGCCTGCGCGCTTTGTCACGCGCTCCCGTGCGGCTCATGGCTTCACCACATTCGCGACCGTAGCGCTGGCCTGCAGGCCGCACTTCGTGCATCTCAGCCCAATGTCTGAAAGGCTGGGTTCATGATCGTTGGGAAAGGGGTACAGCTCTTTCACGGGACATTCAGACTGGAACGGTCTGGCACAGATCTGCGACAGGGCCTTACCCCCCACCACAGGCTGCGCGGGCGGGCGATTTTGAGCGATTAGCGTTGCATCATGAGTGTCTGCCTCGCGCAGCTTTTCGTGGGGTACAGACGCTTCGGTGGTGCTGCTGGGGATAGCAGTAATGCCTGCTGCTGCGCAGCAGAGACTGTTTGTTTTTTGTGTGGTGCTCCAACTACTGTTGCGGAGCAAAGCGGCTTGCGGCTGGTGGTCAGTCTGTGAGCGATCACTGCCGCTTTCCTCCGATGCTTGGTTGCAAGTTGATTCATCGGACGCTTCTGGTTTTGTGCCGACGACGTAAAGCATCTGCGCCTGGTCATTCTCCTCGACCAGATCGGCCAGTAGCAGTGCGTTCTCGACGTCCTTGCGCAAGGTGCGCAAAGCGTCAGGGCCAATCATCGACCTAAGTCGATTGTTCAGCTCTTTGTTGAAGCGGGCCGTAGCGCGGAGTTCGGCAATGGCTTTGGTGTGCTGCTGGTGCAGGTCGCCAGCGGCTTGCGGGCTGAGCCGCAGCAGGGGGATAGGTAGGTTCATGCTGCGTTCACCTGCTGGTCTGATACGCCGAGCGCTTCAGCCATTTGCAACGCCTGCTGCCGGAGCGCCAGACAATCGCGTTCCAGCTTTTTGCCGGTACGAAACGCGCTGAAAGTCTCTGCAGCGATTCTCAGTTTCTCGGCTATATCGTTCAGCGCGTCTCGTTCTTGCGCACCAAACGCCATACCTCGCTGGAGTCTTTCGCAGTGTCGCGCCAATTGCTCATTGTCTGTGCGGATCAGCCTCAATGATGCTTCAAGCTCATGGATCGCCAGTACGTCTTGTTCGCGCGGTACTTGTTCGCCGTTAGTGATGCCAACTTTGATGCCGTCGCTACGGCCCATCATGTAGCCAAAACATAAAAGCAGGCCGGCGGAAATGATGAGTCCGATCAACACGCAGATTTGAATCGTAGTCATGTGGTGTGCTCCTGGTGGGGTGGCTCGGCTGGTGGTGGCAGCCGTTTGGGTTATATCGGTGAGTCTGATTCAGTTTGAGAATTGCCCATCTCTTCATCGGCCTTGTATGCACGGATGTCGATCAGAGCTGCGACGTGCCGAATGTGCGCGAACTTCGGTGCTTTGCGGCTTGTGTCCAAGGTGGTGATCGGGAGCGGAATTCGTCCGTTCTCAATCTCGGCAACAAACGACCGCTCGTTGAGGTTTCGAAAGTACTGCTCGCGCAGCTTGTCTAGGGGGATGAGTACATCTCCGAAGGTCCGATACAGCAGTTCGACGGTAGCCGCTTCCGGTGCTGGCATTAGACGTAGCGGATTTTGGCTGTGGTCCTTCATGCCGCAGCTTCTTTGGGTGGGGGAATGTAGTCGTACATGTCCATGAGCGCTTCTTGTGCTGTACGTCCGCGCCCAAATACGTAACCTGCGCAAGGTCGACGCATCGTGAGGGTGAGAGGGATCCATTGGGGTTGAGTGATGCTAAGGTCGAGCGTGACGTGGGCATCGACCATTTGAAGTTCGCATGCCAAAAACTCAGTGATGGCCAGCAACTTGAATTGCTCCTGCTGCAATGGCGTTGCCGCGACAGCTTCAAGTCGCGCGGCTGAGTTAATGCCAGCAATGACAGCAGCAACGTCGTTCTGAGTGCGCTGTTCTGGCGGAATGCGCAGCAAGTCAATCAGCAAACGGTCAATCGCTTCTTGGTTCATTCGGTTTTCTCCGCTTGGGGTGGTTCCAGCTGTTCAGGCAGTGTCGTTTGGTCAGCTCGCGCAGGTGTTCCGGAACTTCCAGAAGCGCTGCATTGCGTTCTTCCCGCGTATGCAGCGCGACGATCTGGCGAGCGTATTCCCTAGGCCACGTCACGGTGGTCTGCCGGTATTTCAGGTACAGTCAGTCCCAGTTGTTCTGCGAGCCAGCGTATGCCGGGCTGCTTTACCCTGGTTGACTGGCTGTACTGCAGGCCCCACTGGTGATGGAACCAGCTACCGTCCTTGACACGCATGTACTCGCGGTCCCGTGTGGGGTAGGCGGGAAGGTTCCGATCATTGAGCAATGCCTTTTCCCTCATCAGGGCGATGAGCTTGGGTCTGCTGATGCCAAGTTGCTTGGCGGTCTGCGCTAAGGTGCGTTCCATCAATCCTCCTATGCCGCTTGCATCGCGGGAGTCGCGATGCTGGCCAGGTGATTGATGGACTCAACGACCTTTTCATGGATTTCGGCATCTGGGCCAGACAGCGTGAAACACTTGGTCCGAGGCTGCCTGACTCCGATAGTCATGAGGGTCGTTGCTGCAGTTCGGGTTCTGTTGCGATGAACCGAGACATGAATCGGCTGTTCAAGGCCAACGTCCAGGCTGAGCATGCCACCCCGGCGTACCAGATCGAAGACTTGCAGACTCAGTTGCTCGTCAAGGATGTTGGATTTTCCATCGGTGCGCTTTGCTGCGGATGTGCCTAGATCGAGAGGACCGTTAGCTATCTCTTCGATAAAAGCTGCCAACTGGAGGTGCATCTTCGGAGTGTTTGGCAGCGTCAGGGAGTGGCGTTGGTTGCCTACCTCGACCCTGAACTGCGTTTCCGCTGAGGCGTGTTCGACCTTGAGGCGAAAGGGCAGGGCACCGCTCTTTGCGGAGCGAATGGTGTGGTTGAACGTTTCCGTCAACTTGGCCTGCGCTTTGATCAAGGCCATTGTCTTGGCGTCGAGCTTGTACTTGCTCATGCTGCCCGCCCTCCATCGTTCGGATCGAATGGGGCAGGGAGAGCGCGGATGGGCCGCTTGGGTTTGCTGGTGATGAAAGTACAGCCAGCCACTATAGCCAGATGGCGAATTTCAAAGACGCGCAGCGGATCGGTGACCTTGGGGTGGACGTGCAGCGTTGCTATGGAGTGCATGGTGTTGCCTCGCTCTGTGGTGGAAGAGTGAGGCTTTTCTAACCCTAAAGGTTTATTTAGTCAACAAAAATTAACCTTTGGGGTATTCTCCTAGGGTCGTCACACGGAGTCTTCCTCCTCCAAGTCGCTCAGGAGGTCGTGCGATTTGTCGGTTACGGGGTGAGGGATGTCCGCCAATACTTCCTCTCTATCACAGTATCGTAAAAAGAAATATAAAGATGAATCGATAATTTTAAGTAATTTACTACCTCGATCATAGTCTACAAATGGTGGCTGAATGCTTTTGTTGATTTGATGTTGCGTTATGTTGTGCAAGAAAGCGCCTAGGTCTCCCGAGCGCACATCATCGGGTCGGTGATGGATCTTCCTAATCCCCACTAGCAATGATGATCTGGACAGTCCGTTCTCAATGTTTGTTAGGTCGGTTGTGAGCAGTAGGTTGATAAAGTAGTATGGAAATGCAAGTGAAGGTTTACCACTCTGATTGCTTGTCTTTCTCGTAATATCGACAAAAGATTCAAAGTTTCTTATATGCCTGCCACCGTACTCACTGGCTTTAATTTTCAGCGCTGTATCAAGATGAGTCTGCTCTATAAAAGTTTCCGAGTCACATGTCGTGGTCACGCCCGCGGCAATACAGCATTGTTTACATAACTCTTGCAGGACGCCGACGCTATCAAATGTAGATTTTATAAGTGCGTCAGTGACCCTTGAGAAGTTGACATTCAAGAGCTTGGAACCTTTTTCTATTACTTTCTTGAAGTCTTCATCTGTCCAAGGCTCAACCGGCACTTCAGTTACGCGGTCTAATAAGTCGCCGTTAAACTGGATCAATCGATTGGCTTCGCGCCATATGCCAAGTACTATAAAGATTATGCCCAGATCTTGGAAAACTCGTAGGTCAAATGCTAGTCTTTCTTGTACCTCCAGCGAAAGGTAGTGAAAATTCTCAAGCACTATGAATTTGTTAATTTTCTTTTTTTTAAGAAGCTCAGAAACGTCTTGGGCGAGTTCAAGGTTGTATTCAATATATAGTTCCTTGGATGTGTCAGTTTTCAGTTCTTTGTCAGCAACTCCAGCTCCGAGGTTCGCCTCGCCTAGGAACGGCACCTTCACTTTCACACCGGAGCTAACGTTTGAAGAGATTTCAAAGCTAATACCTTGAGTATTGCTTTCGAAGTAGGTGATGTTTGATTGTCTGAGTATAGATCTGTAAATGTCTATTGTTTGTGTTTGAGGTGAGCATTCAACTTTTACGTAGTCTTCTGGGTTAAGATGTTTTAGCGTTAGCGAAGTTTTCCCTTGCTTTGAAGAACCGTAAACTATTACTTGGTTTTTTTCGCTCAGTGCTGAGCTGAATAGTTCATCCACGCTGGGCCGTTCGATATAAGACTCTATTAGTAAGCTTCTTACTCCGAACACGTCGCTGGTTCTATACTTCATGAGACTTCCTTATCTGATATGATTTTCAGGATTGTACTGTTATAGGTCCGTGATTTTCCATCGAGCCCGCCCGCATATGCTCCAATCTTCAGTCATTCGTATTATTCTGTCAGGCCAGTCGGGGTTTAGCGCATACAAATACATCTCTCCCCCTTCTTGTTTTAGTTGCTTGAGGGTTGCGAACTGATCTCTTGCCCTTTTCGCTGCTACATAATGACCTGGTAATGCATCGAGTGATGGGTCAATGACGATTTTATCACCCTCTACAAATTTCGGCTCCATGCTCATCCCCTCAACTCGAAGGATGAAGGCATTAGGGCCGACCGGGCCAGGCGCATCAATCCATTCCTCTGCATCTTGCGGATCAAAAATAGATTGGGACTCGCACCACAAACCCGCAGCAATAGAACCAATGACTGGTAGTTTTCGTCCCGTAAGGCTTAAAACTGTTGCGTTATTAAACTCACCTACGCCGTAGGGCATATCAAGGTAGCCATTATGTAAACCCAGTGCCTTCTCCAGCTCACGTGCGATTTGGTCGCCAATACCCTTCGTTGGGTTTTTTCCTCCAAAGGCGCTGACCTGGGCGGGAGCTTTGTTGAGCATGTCGGCCACATCCGTGAGGCGGAGCTTGCGCTCAGCTAGGAGCCTGCGGAAATTTTGTAGTCGAGTATCGGAAATTTTCATGCTCGGATTGTGATCGGCTTAACCTTTGAGGTGAATGTCCCTTTGGGTGTTGAAAAAAATAACCCTTCGGGTTAATTTATAGTTTTGGAGGTGATGCTATGAAGCTTCGAGACTACATCCATGGCTTAAATCCTGAGTCGTTGCGGGATTACGCAGATCGCTGCCATATCGCTACGAGCTACCTCAGGTTCCATGTCAAATATGCAAGCAAAGATCCAAGTGTTGCTCTCCTCAAATCTCTAGCTCGCGAGAGCCAAGGGCACGTCTCTTTGAATGAGGTGCTTGAGCACTTCGGAATCACTGAATCCCAACTGCATGCCGCAGCATAGAAAAAAGGCGACCCAAGGGCCGCCCAGTTTCCCCCAGCCCGCGCCACCACAGCGGAGCCGGGCCGCGATCAAGGTTGACAGGCACACCACATGCAATACGTCGGTCTTCATCGCGTTTTCAAGGCACGGATGCCTTGAGTTGCTGCCTCTTCCACCACAGAGCGGGCAGCTGTTGCGCCAGAGGCGAACGACGGATCGTTTGCGTCGGCACGGTGCCGGTTAGACCGGCGTGTGAACCCTTTCAAGCCACGCGGCAAATGTATCACCACTACATGCTGCGCGGCACTGGCAACTTACAAGGATTAATGCCATGAGCCGAATTGCTCTGAGTTGTGTTGAACGGGCGCATCGGGAGATCCTGCCGCTCGACCTCGCGCTTTACCATGCTGCAAGGGACTACCCTGGCGGCGCTGCTGCAATAGCCGTCACCACCGGCAGAAACCCCACCACCCTGCAACATAAGCTTTCACCGACTCACCCGAGCCATACAGTCAACATTCAAGAGTTCGGTGAGATCCTGGAGCTGACCAAGGACCGCCGTATTCTGGACGCAGTGCATGCCTTGGTTGGTGATACGACTTGGCAGGAGTTGGCAGAGGCTTATACCAACGATATGCCCGAGACGTTGACCACGGGCATTGCAGAATACTTCCATCAGGTCGCGAACCTTGCTGAGACGTGGGCAAAGAGCATCGGCGACGGTGTCGTGAGCGATCAGGAACTGGCTGAGATACGTCTGCAGGTGTTCCGCAGTATTCAGGGCTTGCTCGGGTTGTTCAACCGCGCCTCCTACGTCAATAAGACGACGCGGGGTACTGATCATGGCTGACATTGCCGACTTTGCTAACGACCTGGTGCAAGAGCGCATAGACCAAGCCCTCGCTGCTAGGCGTGCGGCCAAACCTGTACTCACGCTTCACTCGTTTCTTTTTTGCGAAACCTGTGAAGAGGCTATTCCCGATGCACGACGTATTGCCTTGCCGGGCTGCACGCAATGCCTGACCTGCCAATCCCTGCTGGAAATGCGTGAGGCCCGTCATGCTCGATGAGGTGCTGGGGCAATTCGCTGACTACGGCCTTGAGCCTGCTCAACCGTTGGTGTTCGGCAAGTTGACCCGTTGCAAGACATCCCAGGACAAGGGCAAGGAAAAGAACGGTTGGTACGTCATTCACGAGCATCGGACTGAAAAGAACGAGTCGCTGATCTTCGGTAGTTTTGGCGACTGGCGTTCTGGTGAGACTCAAAAGATCAAGGTGAAAGCGGGCCGAATGTCGCCTGAAGAGCGTGAGGTCATGCGCGCTCGTCAGGAGGACGCAAAGCGCCGCGCAGCTGAGGTAGCCGCTAATGCTTCCCGTCGTGCGGCCAGTCGTGCGGCGGGTATGTTCAAACGCATGCCTGATAAAGGCAAAAGCGCCTATCTGGATCGCAAGCAGATCGTGGGGTTTCGTGTTCGTTACGCGCCGCGTTCAGGTGCTGTGCTGGTCCCGATGAGCAATGCCCGCGATCAGATAGTCGGCCTGCAAGTGATCTACCCGGAAAAGCAACAGGATACCGGGCGTGACAAATCCTACTGGCCCTACGGCATGTCAAAGGAAGGTGCGTTTCATTTGATCGGCCCTGAGCCTGAGCCGGGTGAGCCGCTACTGATCTGTGAGGGATACGCCACCGGCGCTAGCCTGCACATGGCGACTTCATACGGAGTCGCCATTGCTTTTGATGCAGGCAACCTGCTCGCGGTCGCAAAGCTGATGCGTGACCGTCTCCCTGGTCGACCGATCATCATCTGCCGCGATGATGACTGGAAGACCAAACGCCCGAATGGGCAGCTTTGGAACCCAGGCGAGGAAAAGGCCACCAACGCCGCCCTGATCGTTGGTGGTCAGGTGGTTGCGCCTATCTTCTCGGTTGAGCGTCATGACAAATGGACTGACTTCAATGATCTACATGTCGCCGAGGGTTTAGAGGCCGTCCGCCGTCAGGTGTTAGCGGTCGTCAGGCCTCCTGCAGCAGGCGGTTGGAAAGACCAGTTGGCACGCAGTGAGAACGGCGCGCTCATTGCCCATATGCAGAATATTGAGCTGATACTCGGCAACGACGAACGCTGGGCTGGTGTCATCAGTTTTAGTGCATTCAGTTCCAAGATCGTCAAGTTGCGGGCCGCGCCTTACGGAGGTGGTACCGGCGACTGGGCTGATATCGATGATATGCGGGTCATGAAGTGGCTGGCTCAGGTCTACAACCTTCGGGTCAAAGCTTCCAGCGTGATCGAGGCGGTGAGTATCGTTGCTCACGACCATGCGTTCCATCCAGTGCGTGAGTACCTGCAGAAGCTTGAGTGGGATCAAGTACCGCGACTGGAACAATGGCTCATCGACGTCATGGGTGTCGAACCCTCTGAGTACGTCAAAAAGGTCGGCAAGCGGTGGATGATCTCGGCGGTCGCAAGGGTGATGCGGCCTGGTTGTAAGGCTGACTCGGTGTTGATTCTTGAAGGCGCACAGGGCGCTGGTAAATCAACCGCCATGAGCATCCTCGGGGGCGACTGGTTCATGGACACCCCCTTTGCGCTCGGCGACAAGGATGGCTTTCAGGCCATTCGTGGCAAGTGGATTGTTGAACTGGGTGAGTTGGACAGCTTCAACAAGGCCGAGAGTACCAAGGCCAAGCAGTTCTTCTCTGCTTCCACAGACACCTACCGAGAAAGCTATGGCCGGAGAACGAACGACGTGCCACGCCAGTGTGTTTTCGTGGGTACGACCAACCAAGAGGAATACCTCAAGGACGCGACCGGCAACCGACGCTACTGGCCAGTTGCGTGTACGAAGGTCGAACTCGAACAACTGCGTGAAATGCGTGATCAGTTGTGGGCTGAGGCGATGTTTTGCTTCCAGGCAGGCGAGATCTGGTGGGTCAATCGTGACGAGTCGTCCATGTTTGCCGAGGCACAGGACGAGCGTTTCGTGGTCGACGAGTGGGAAGGGCTGATTTTGAATTGGCTGGAAGAGTCACAGATCGGTGAAACCACCAGTGGTAATGAGCTGTTGGGCACAGCGCTGAAGCTTGATGCTGGGCACTGGGGCAAGCCAGAGCAGATGCGCGTCGGCGCAATCATGCACCGCCTGGGTTGGAAGCGGGCGCGATCATCGGTGCTGTCGAAGAGCGGCTTGCGACAGTGGGTATACAAAAAGCCCGCGAACTGGGGCCGGACGTCAGATCTGGTTGTCGAGAAGTTTGATGAGCCTTGCTTCGATGATTAAACGAATTGATACGATGTTGAAACTTTGGGCTGAAGACCTGCATTCGCCTTCGCAGAGCGGAACCGCTTCGGGTGGGAACATGATCGCCATGCTGATGGAGTGTAAAGGGGAGCTGATACGCGGTACGCGCGGCAGTCGTGTGCTGCTGGACGAGTCTGCCGACATCGAGCTGATCGTCAACAAGCACCTGGCACCCGAGTTGGCGTTGGTCGTGCGTGAGCATTACTGCAACGGCGACAGCTTCCTGCATCAGAAAATCACCCACTGCGGTTGCAGTCGGCAGACCTACTACGACCGTCTGCATCAAGCACACCTGAGCATTCAAGGGCTGCTGTGGGGTAAGGCTGCTTGAGGGGGCTCGCTATTTCCCGCTTGTCCTACCTCGTCCCACTGCCTATCTACGCGGTGGGACGGGTTTTAGCCCCGTCTGCGTTGCTCCGTCCCACTGTCCCACCTTTAACCAGCATTCCCACATGTAGCGTAGCGGGCACCATCACGCGCTATGCGCGCGTCAGCGTGCGTTTAAATACTCTCTCTTTACACGGAGAAATAACAATAAAGGTAGGACAGTGGGACAAAGCTTTGTTTTCGGGGGCTTCAAGCGTCCCACCTGTCTCTAGTCTAGTGGGACAGTGGGACAGGGGCAAAAAAAGCGAATGGCCGATTGAAGGTATTCGTCTACATTGCCGGGGCGTTAGTGCTGTGTTGCCTACATATTCGTCGGTGGCATTAATACTGGCTTGCTGCCACCGGAATCCACCTGTAAAAAGTAGTCATCTTCGATAGGTGCGACCGCATAGCGGCTCACGCACTAACCATCAAACCCGGCCAATGCGCCGGGTTTTTTGTTTTTCAGCTCACCCCTAAGGGGGTAACCGGATGCGCACCATGCCCGACAAACCAGATACGTGGGCCAGGATCGTGGCGGCCATTTCAAATCCACTGTGGCAGGGCATGATCATGGCCATCGTCGTTTCTCTACTGCGCATTCTCTACGACGCCAAAGAAACCAGTAAGCGCCGGATCTTATTCGAAGCGCTTATCTGCGGTTCGTTGAGTCTGGTCGCGTCCAGCCTGATTGAGTGGATGACTTGGCCGCCGAGCTTATCGGTAGCTGCAGGTGGAACGATTGGCTTTCTTGGCGTTACGGCCATTCGCGAATTGGTGGCCCGTTTCATAGGCCGGAAGGTGGATTCCCTATGAAGGCTATCGCCGCTGCAATCATCATCGCGCTGGTGGGCGTGTTGCTCGTCGGCATTCAACAGTACCGGGTCGTCGCATTGCGCGGCGAAGTGGAAGTGGAAGCGACGGCCAAGAAAAAAGCGCTCGACGCCAATCTCGAAAGCGAGGCCACCATCACCACGTTGCGCGCCGAGGCCCAACGTAACGCGGCCTATCTGAAGGACTTGAATCAACGGATCAAGGCCAGCGAAAACAAAGCCAAACAGGCGAGGAAAGAATTTGAAGACCTCAAGCGCAACAGCAAGCCCGTTCGTGATTGGGCTTCTCAGCCTTTGCCTGACGGCCTGCGCGGCAAAGCCGGTGGTGGTAACAAAAACGTCAGCGGTTCGAATCGAACCCCCTGAGCTGATTCCTTGTGAACGCATCAACGCCGATGAGGCTGACCTTCGTTCGAACGGCGACGTCTGGGAGCTGAAGGATCAGGCCATCAAGCTGCTTGACACCTGCGCCGATCAGGTCGACGCGCAGATCCTGCGCAGCCAGAGCAAGTAGGTCGTGGACCTACCCACGGTCACCCGCGCCCTGGCTCGCGATCTCGGCGTCTCGGGTCGAATGGCCTGTTTTGGTGCGCCCCGAGAGAGGGGGGACCCTGGGGGTATTCGGGGCATACGGGGCTGCGGACTCGCGCAACTCCGTTAGCGGACAGTTCACCAGCTTAGTGAACTGCGGTGAACAGGTGAACAACCCGTATTCATTGGGTGAACAGGACATTTCAGCATGACATTGATCAGCAAGTCGGACTTTGCAGCACGGCGCGGCTGGGCCAAATCCTACGTTTCCAAACTGGCAAAGCAGGACCGCCTGGTTCTCACTCCGGACGGGAAGGTGGATCTGGAAGCAACCGAAGCGCTGCTCGCCGACTCTGCCGATCCAAGCAAGGCCGCTGTCGCGGCACGCCATGAAGAGGGCCGGATTGAGCGGGGTGTCTACTGCGAGCTTGCGCCGACCGCCGAAACACTTGCGGTGCAGCTCCCGAGCAAAGGCCCGGACTTTCAGAAGTCCAGAGCGCATCGCGAGTATTACCTTGGGCAGTTGGCCGAGGCTGAGTTCCACAAGGTCCAAGGCAACCTCGTTGCGCGGGAAGCGGTTAAAAAAGCTGCCTTCACTGCTGGCCGAACCGTTCGCGACTTGATGTTCGGCCTGTCCCCTCAGCTGGCTCCCGAGCTGGCTGCCATGACCGACCCGTGGCAAATCGAAAAGCACCTGACGGGCGCGTTTCGCCGCGTCTTTGAGGATGCTGCCCGCATGACAACCGCTGACCTTGAACACGCCATGACTGAGAAATAGACCTATGCCCACTGGATACGCAGACGGTGCCGAGGTGTACCGCGAAGCGTATTGCCGTGGGCTTGAGCCCGACCCCGAACTCTGGGTCGATGAGTGGGCCGATGAGTACATGCGTATCCCGCGTGATACCGGTGCCGCAGAGCCCGGCCAATACCGAACGGCCCGCACACCTTATGCCCGCGAGCCCATGCGCTGCCTGTCACCAGCTCACCCCTGCAAGCGTGTGGTCACCATGGTGGCGTCGCAGCTGATGAAAACCCAGATCGCCTTGAACTGGATCGGCGCACTGATCCACATGTCGCCGTCGAACATCCTGACACTGCTGCCCAGCCTGAGCCTGGCAAAGCGTGTCTCTGCGCGGATCAGCAAGACCATCACTGCGACTCCGGTACTGCGTGAACGTGTGGCTTCGCCGCGCTCGCGGGACGCCCGCAACACGATGGACACCAAAGAGTTCGAAGGGGGAGCGCTGTTCGCTACCACCGCTGGTTCTGCGGCCAACCTTGCCGAGCTGTCGGCGCGGTTTGTCTACGGCGATGAAGTGGATCGTTGGGACGTGGATGTCGATGACGAGGGTGACCCAATAGAGCTGGCCGAAACTCGGGGGAGTACCTTCGGGCGTAACGCCAAGTTCTATTTCTCCAGCTCGCCGACCATCAAAGGCGCTTCGCGAATCGATGACCTCTTCTCGACCAGCGACCAGCGCTACTACTACGTGCCATGCCCAACATGTGGGCACATGCAAACGCTGGAGTGGGAACGTCTGCTTTACTCGCCGGACTTCACCACCGTGCATTACCAGTGCGCCGGTCCGGACTGCGACGTCCTGATCGAGGAGTTTCACAAGGGTGACATGCTCGCCCGTGGCGAATGGCGCTCACATGCCCAGGGCGATGGCGAGACGGTAGGTTTCCACCTCAATGCGCTGTATGCACCACTCGGTTGGACGAGTTGGGTCACGCTCGCCAAGCAATATGAGAAGGCCAAAAAGGCCCAGGATCGCGGCGACCTTGAACCGATGCAGGTGTTTTACAACACCCGTCTTGCCAAGGTCTGGGACAGCGCTCAGGAGCAGACCAAAGCAGCCGTGCTGCAAGCCCGAGCCCTGCAGGAAAACTACGTGCTAGGCTCTATGCCAGGCGGTGTTCTGTCGCTCACGGCCTCTGTCGACGTGCAGGCCAACCGTCTGGAAATGATGGTGGTTGGCTGGGGCGAAGGCATGGAACGATGGATCGTTGACTTCCAAGTGATCATGGGCGATCCCGCTGATGATCGCACCTGGCTGGTGCTGGATGAAAAGCTCAAAGAGCGCTACCGCCACCCTTGCGGGGTTAGCCTGGCGATCCTGGCAACGGGCGTCGACTCCGGTGGACACCACACTCACGAGGTGTATCAGTTCTGTCGCGTTCGACGCTGGCGCAATGTCTTCGCCATCAAAGGCGCAAGCAAACCCGGCAAGCCGGTTATCGCTCAACGGCCTTCACTGGTGGACGTCACTTGGAAAGGCCAGACCGAGCGCAACGGTGCAGAGCTGTGGATGGTCGGCACCGACACGGCAAAGGACTGGATCTACAACCGCTACCATCTGGAAAACGGGCCGGGCGCGTTGCACTTCCCCAAAGATTTGCCCGATGACTTCTTTGCCCAATGCGTGGCTGAGCGCAAGGTCACTCGCTACGTCAAAGGCTTCAAGCGCATCGAGTGGGTGAAGGGCAAGGCTGAGCGCAATGAAGCGCTGGACTTGCTGGTGTACAGCCTCGCGATGGCGCATTACCTGGGGCTACATCGCTACGGTGAGCACGACTGGGCCAGGCTCAAAAATGCCTTGGCGCAAGCCGGTCTGTTCGACGATACCGGTCACGCAAAAGCCCCCGTGGCAGAGCGTCTGAGTGTCGAGCCCAAACCTGAGCCGAGGCCCGAACCTCGACCCCAGCCTGTGGCTGCTGCCATTCAAACGCCAGATCGTCCGACTCCACAACCCCAGCAACCCACGCAACGCCGTGCTTCCACCAGCGGCTATCTGAAGAGACGTTGATATGGCTTACACCCAGAAGCACCTTGATGCCGTCGAGGCAGCGATAGGGCGTGGCGAAAAGATCGTGCGTTACGCAGATCGGACGGTCGAGTACCGCTCGGTTGATGAGCTGATCCAGGCTCGTGATCTGATCCGCACCAGCCTGACCAATGCTGCCGGCCCACGCTCGCGAGTTTTCCGCCTATACCACGGGGGCAAAGGCCTGTGAGCAACCGTTACCCCACGCTGTCACGCTCAGGTTTTCTTGTGCCCGAGCGCATCAAAGCCAGCTATGAAGGGGCTGCCGACGGTCGCCGATCTGCCAGTTGGGATGCGCCTGACACAGGCGTCAACAGCCTGATCATGCCCGCGTTGCGCAACCTGCGCTCACGCTCACGGGCGGCAGTGCGCAACGACCCTTACGCGGCCAATGCGATTGATCGGCGGGTCAGTAACCTGATCGGCACTGGCATCACCCCGCAGCCGAGGATCGCGGACAAGGAATTGCGCCGTATCTTTCAGGAGACGTGGGAGGACTGGGTGGATGAGTCCGATGCCGATCAACTGACGGACTTTTACGGGCAGCAAGCCTTGATCGCCCGGACGGTCGAGCAGTCGGGTGAATGCTTTGTCCGATTGCGCCCGAGGCGAATGGAAGACGGTCTGGCGGTGCCCTTTCAGTTGCAATGCCTGGCACCCGAGTTCGTTCCTCATGACAAGTTTGAGGTGACCAGCACCGGCAACATCATTCGCGCCGGGATCGAATTCAACGGATTCGGCAAGCGGGTGGCCTACTGGTGTTATCGCTCACACCCCAGTGACATGACCTCGATCAACGCCGGGTACAACATGCTGGTGCGTATCCCGGCCAGCCAGATGCTGCACATTTTTGAGCCGGTAGAGCCCGGCCAGCTTCGGGGCGTGCCTCGGCTTGCACCAGTGCTCAAACGACTGCGCAGCCTAGACAACTTCGACGATGCCGTCCTGTTCCGTCAGGAGGTGGCCAACCTGTTCGCTGGCTTCATCCGCAAGCCGTCTGCTGACGGTCCGCCGATGCTCGACCCGTTGACGGGCGCGCCCATCAAGGTCGGAGGCGATGGCTTCACGCCGATGGTCGCGTTGGAGCCAGGCACGATGCAGGAGCTGCTGCCGGGGGAGGAGGTCGAGTTCTCGACACCGCCCGATGGCGGCAACAACTACCCCGACTTCATGCGACAGCAACTGATGGCGGCAGCCGCCGGTGCGGGGCTGCCCTATGAGTTGATGACCGGCGACATGCGCGGCGTCAACGACCGCACCATCCGGGTGGTGCTCAACGAGTTTCGTCGGCGTCTGGAGCAGCTGCAGTTCAGCGTATATGTCCACCAACTGTGTCGTCCCGTCCGGGCGGCATGGATGGACATGGCAGTGTTGTCGGGTGCTTTGCAACTGGACGACTACGCGGCACGCCGCCGTGAATACCTGCGCACCCGCTGGGTTCCGCAAGGCTGGTCCTACATCCACCCGGTGCAGGACGTGCAATCGAGAACGATGGAAATCAACGCGGGCCTGGCCTCGCGCAGCGAGATGTGCCTGCGTACCGGCACCGATGCCGAGATCGTGGACGAAGAAAACGCCGCTGACGCGGCTCGCGCCCGAGGTCTGGGCCTCAACTACAGCACCTTGTCGGCGTTCGATGAGGATCCCGACGAGAAGGAGAACCTATGAAGCCGCTGCTGCCGTTTCGCATTTTCAACAAGGTCCCCGTTGCCTTGGCGGTCGAGGACCAGAACTGGTACCGCATCAAGGCCGAAACCCAGGCCGATCAGACCACCATCGAGATCTACATCTACGGTGAGATCGGCGGTTGGGGCATCACGGCCAACCAGTTCATTCAGGACTTGAAGGCCATTGATGACGGTGTGTCGCCCATCGTTGCGGCGTTCAACACCATCGGTGGCGATCTGTTCGACGGACTGGCAATTCACAATGCGCTGAACCGGCTTGGTGAGCGCTGCACGGCGCGGATCGATGCGTTGGCGGCCAGTGCCGGGAGTGTCGCCGCGTGTGGCGCACACCGAATGGTCATGGCGTCCAACGCCATGTTGATGATCCACAACCCGTGGACCTACACAGCCGGTGATGCCGAGGACCTGCGTAAGGTCGCCGATGTGCTGGACCAGACGCTGGAAGCCATCATCGCGGCGTACAAGGCCAAGTCGCCGGACATCGACGAGGTCGAGCTTCGGCGCATGGTCAACGCTGAAACCTGGCTCACCGCGCCGGAAGCACTGGCGCTTGGCCTGGCCGACGAGATCGGGGCTGGGGTAGAGGTCAAAGCCTGCCTGGGGCAGGGTGCTGCCATACAGCGGTTCCGCCAGACGCCAAAGGCCTTGCTGGATCAGCTCAACGCTGTTGAGCCCGTGCCCGAACCAGAACCAACTGACCCGCCAACTGATCCTGAACCGGCTGATGCATCCGCCTTGGCGCTGATGATTACGAAAGCCTGCGGCGCGGCGGGCATCAACAACCTGATCGAGCCGCTTATCGCATCCACCAAGCTTGCCGATCAAGCAACGGTGCAAGCGGCTATCACCCAGGCCAAGGGCGTGCGCGACCTGTGCGTGGCTGCTCGTTTGCCGGAGCTGACCGCCGAATTTGTCAGCGCAGGTCTGGACAAGCAGGCCGTGCAGGCGCGTCTGTTCGAGAAGCTGGTCAGCAGCGGCAAAGGCTTTGAAATCGATAACAGCCTGCCGCTGCAGGATGATCCACCGGCCAAGATCCAAGCCAGACAACCCGATCACCACGACATCTATGCGGCCCGCAGGGCGGCGCAGGGTGGCAAGAAAACGACCTCTACAGGAGCACGTCAATGACCATCAAAATAGAGCCCATCCATGCCGGTGAATTCCTTCTCTCCGAAGGTGCCGGAAACATTTCGCGAGAGTCGATCAACGTGGCAGCCAGCGAGGCCCTGAATGCGGGCCAACTGCTCGGATTGGTCACCGCATCGGGTGAGTTCGCCCCTTATGATCCGACCGCCGAAGACGGCAGCGAGATCGCCACGGCGATCCTTTTCGCGCCGCTTCCTGAGTCCGACATCGTTCGCCGTGGTCGCGCCGTCGTGCGCTTGGCCGAGGTTGCCGAAACGCTGCTGACCGGTCTGGATCTGGACGCTGAGAAGGCCTTGGCCAAGCAGTTCATCATCCTTCGCTGATCGATCTATCGGCCACGAACCCTGATTCATTTCGTTTATCCGACCCCGCCATTTGCGGGGTTTCGTTTTTCTGGAGAATACCCCCATGGCCGATATCGCCATTTTCGACGACGAAGCATTCAGCGTCGCCACGCTTACCGCTGCCATCAACGAGCAACCTTACCTGCCGGGACGCATCAGCGGTCTCGGCCTGTTCCAGGAAGAGGGCATCGCGACCCTGACTGTGCAGATCGAAAAGGACGGCGACACCCTGGCGCTGGTCCCGGCCGGTGAGCGTGGTAGCTCTGGTCTTGTCGTCACCAGCCCCAAGCGTCACATGATTCCGTTCAACACTGTTCACCTGCCGGAGCGCTTCACGATCCGGGCGGATGAGATTCAAGGGATTCGCGCATTCGGTTCCCGCACTGAACTGCAGGCTGTTCAGGACGTGATCAACACCCGGCTGGCCCGTGCCCGCCGCCAGCTCGACGCCACCCACGAGTTTCAGCGCATGGGTGCGCTCAATGGGCAGGTGCTGGATGCTGACGGCAAAACCGTGCTTTTGGACATATACGCAGCCTTTGGCGTGAAGCGTCAGAGCCTGTCTATGGGGCTGAACGACGCAGGTACCGAGTTGCGCGTCAAAGCGGGCGAAGCGCTGGACATGCAAGAGGACGCACTCGGTAGCGTAACCAGCACCGGCTCGCGAGCGTTCTGCGGCAAGAACTTCTGGAACAAGCTCATTGTTCACAAATCGGTCAAAGAGACCTACCTCAATTCGGCGCAGGCGTCGGAGCTGCGTGGTGATGCCCGCGAAAGTTTCGAGTTCGGTGGGATCGTTTGGGAGCGCTACCGTGGCAAGGTCGCCGGTATCGCCTTCGTGAATGACGACGAGGCGCTGCTGGTGCCCGAGGGTGTGCCGGACCTGTACATTTCGGCCTTCGCTCCGGCCGATTACATGGAGACCGTCAACACGCAGGGCATCCCGTACTACAGCAAGCTGGAGACGCTGCCGTTCGGCAAAGGCGTAGCTGGTGAAGCCCAGTCCAACCCGCTCCACCTGTGCACCCGACCTCGGGCGCAGATACGCCTGACGCTGTAGCCATGGCGTTTCGAGAGCTGATCGAAACCCTTGATGACGCCGTGTTCGATCTGCTGAGCGACACGGCGTTCATCGAGGGGCGCGAGGTGGCGGGCATGTTCTCGGCACCTTGGCTGCAACCCAAGCTGGGGCGCATAAACACTGGTTTGCGCGAGCCGCACCTGGTCATTCGTGTCGCAGACTCTGACGGCGTACATGAGAGACAGCAGGTGCGGGTGGATCTACCCAAACCTGACGGCGGTGGGCTGTACACCTTAGTGCGTATGGAGCCCGGTGGCGATGGACTGATCACGCTGGTCTTGAGGATTAACCCATGAGTGTCGGCAGCTTCTACAAGCAATCTGCCCGTGACGGCATGATCACCCTGCAGCCAGCGACAGCTGATTTGCAGGCCTTCAAGAACTTCGCAGCAGCGGTGCCAAAGGCTGCTGCGGCCGCGCAACGGCGTGCGATCAACAAAACGCTCAGGTGGTTGCGCACGCATATCGCCAGGGCCGTCGGCCGACAAGAGCGAATCGCTGTGACGGCAGTTCGTCAGCGTCTGCGTGCTTACCCGGTCACCGCTGGCGCGATGCGCGGAAAACTTTGGCTGGGTTTAGACGCGATGTCGGCCAGCCGAATCGGCCGGGCTCGGCAAAGCCGTACCGGTGTAACGGTCGCGGGTCGTCGGTATCAAGGCGCGTTTCTGAAGACGGTGTATGGCGGCAGTCCTGACATATGGATACGCACGGCGAGCAAGCATTTTGATGCGAGCGAGTACGAGCAAACCCGTCAGGGGAAACGCCGGACGGGTTTTATTGAAGAGAATGGCAGCCGCTTCCCACTCGCCAAAGCCAAGGTCTCGCTCGAAGGGGCGCGGCCGCATTTTGATGAGTGGGTCAAACGTGCCGACGCACGTCTGATTGAGATCCTCAAGCAGGAATTCAACTTCGAACTGCAGAAGTATCTGAGAGGAACCGCCCGTGTCTGACGAAGCTTTCAGCCTTGATCAGCTCTATGCAGCGATTGAGCACCATATCCGCGACGCAATTGCAGGGCTAGAGTATGTCGGTACCATGCCCGACATGCTGCAACAAATAGCCGTGCCAGCAGTGCTGTTGGAAGTATCTGAGTTTGAGCCCGGTATTGATCAAGGCACCGGCGAGTCCGCATTCGTCGCACGGTTCGAAGCCCGTGTCATCGTCGGTTCAGAGCGTGAGGAGTGCCAGAAGCAAGCGGCATTTGCCGCGACCCAATTGGCGGTGTTGTTGCGCGGACAGACGTGGGGCCTTCCTGTCAACGAAGCTGAGTTTGTCCGGGCCGCTCAGGACTGGTCCCGTCCCGAGCTGGATGGGTACGCGGTCTGGCTGATCGAGTGGACGCAGGGCATCTATCTGGGCGACGAGGAGTGGCCGTGGCCCGATCAGCCGCCTGGCAGCTTGGTCTGGGGTTTCAGCCCTGAAATCGGGTCTGGTAATGAAGAGTTCTATCGATCTGCGGAGGAGCTGAATGAGCTACGCGAGCGCAGCACATGACCGAATGCTGGCGGCGCTCATCATTCCCTGCCGTGTAGAGGCCGTTGATCTCGGTGCCGCCATGGTCCGCGTGACTGATGGCGCTGGCTGGACCAGTGCCTGGGTGCGTTGGCATAGTCAGGCAGCGGGCAAGGCGCGCCATTGGCGAGTCCCGACATCCGGCGAGCAGGGTGCCCTCATCAGTCCCAGCGGTGATCCTGCGCAAGGCACATTTGTTCCTGGCCTTTACGGCAATGCAGGTGCGCCGCCTGATAACCGTGACCACGTAGAGGTGTGGCGCTTCGACGATGGCGGGTCTCTGGTCTACGACTGGCAGGCCCATACCTACACGATCAGCCTGCCTACGGGCACTGTGACGGTTAAGGTGGGCGCTTCGACGGTGGTCGTGACGGATGATTCCGCGACTGTTGAATCGCCCTCGATCAACCTCACGGGCAACGTGAAAATCGACGGGGCGTTGCTGGTCACCGGCAACGTAACAGGTATGGGGACGATCCTCGACACCCTGGGCAACAGCAATCACCACAAGCATTGATCCCATCGTTTGACCATCCCCGCGCTATGCGGGTTTTTTGCGTCTGGAGAAAAGCATGAGCAAAACCAAAACCGAGCCGGCGTCTACGGATCTCGTTATCACCGTGGCTCCGCGTGCGTCCTCGCCTGCAGCGGAACCTGCACAGATTGATTTCCGGGACACGGTATTCACTTCCCGAACGGTGGTGCTGCCCAATGGCGGTCTGGTCGACGTGGTACAGGGCGTTGCCTCGGTGAATTCCTCCGATGCCGACGCGCTGGCCTACCTGAAAGCGCATGAAGAGTTTGAGCCCCTGGAGTAACCACGATGATCGGAATGGACCGCGAGACGGGCTTGCCTTTGTCGGGCCTCGATCACCTTCGCCAGTCCATTGTGGACATTCTGACCACGCCAGAAGGCAGTCGCAGAATCCGTCCCGAGTACGGCAGCAAGCTGGCCCGGTTCGTTGATTTGCCGGTCACGGCCGGTTGGCGCAGTGCGGTGCAAGCCGAGGTCAGCCGCGCCATCGGGCGATGGGAACCACGGGTCAAGCTCGAATCCGTGCGCGCTATATCGGTGATTGATGGGCAAGTCACGTTCGCTTTGAAAGGTACGTATCAGGGCGATAGCTTCACGTTGGAGGTCACAGCATGAGTGCGGTGGATCTGTCGGCGCTGCCTGCGCCGCAAGTGCTGGAACCGTTGGACGTTGAAACCACCTATGAGGAAGCACTGGGCATTTTCCGTGACTGGATGGGAGACAACTGGGATGCCGCGCTTGAGAGCGATCCCGTCACGAAACTGATTGAACTGGGTGCTTACAACAAGCTCGGCAATCGCGCCCGTGTCAACGATGGGTGCAAGGCCTTGCTGCTGGCTTACGCTCGTAAATCTGACCTGGACCAGCTGGCGTTCAACGTCAACCTCAAACGCCTGGTGATCCAAGCCGAAGACCTGACGACCTTTCCCCCAACCGCTGAGGTGAAGGAGGAGGACGACGCGCTGCGCGAGCGTATCCAACTGGTATACGAGGGGCTGACCACGGCGGGGCCGCGCAACAGTTACATCCTGCATGCCCGGAACGCATCTGGTCTGGTCGCTGATGCTACGGCTGAAAGTCCATCGCCCGCGACCGTGGTCGTCACCGTGCTGGGTTTAAATGAAACCGGCATTGCACCCCAGTCATTGCTTGATGAGGTGCGCGAGTACCTGAGTGACGAAGACATTCGCCCGCTGGGTGATCGGTTGATAGTGCAGAGCGCTGAAATCCTGCCTTACACCATCAACGCGGTGGTGCACATGGTGGGTACTGGCTCGGAGAACGAGACCATTCTGGCGCAGTGCGAAGCGCGCTTGAGGGCCTGGGTCAATCCTCGGCGGCGTTTGGGGGTCGAGGTGGCTCGCTCGGCCATCGACGCACAGCTGCACATTGCAGGCGTTCGTCGCGTGGATCTGGGCGACTGGTTGGACATTCTACCCACGAAATCGCAGGCCGCTTATTGCAAGGGCTTCACGCTGACCAAGGGTGACTGACATGAAAAGTCTACTGCCCAACAACAGTACGCAGCTAGAGCGGGCTATAGAGGCTGCGATAGTCGATACCACGCCTGTTCCGCTGCGCATGCTCTATAACCCGGACACCTGCCCGGTGGAGTTGCTGCCGCACCTGGCCTCGTCATGGTCGGTGGACCGCTGGGACGAGAAGTGGTCGGAGCCGGTCAAGCGTAATGCCGTCAAGGCTTCGTTTTACGTGCATGCCCACAAAGGCACCATCGGCGCACTGCGCCGCGTGGTCGAGCCTTTGGGCTACCTGATCGACACCGTGGAATGGTGGCAGCTCAATCCGCTGGGGGTGCCGGGCACATTCCAGCTGAAAGTAGGCGTGCTGGACACCGGCATTACCGAACAGATGTACGAAGAGCTTACGTCGCTGATCGATGACGCCAAGCCGGTCTCCCGTCATCTGATAGGCCTTGCCATCAGCCTTGAAACCACTGGCAGTACCTACCTCAGCGCCTCTGTGCAAGAGGGCGACATCATCGACGTTTACCCGCCGCAACCGCGAGACATTGTTGTTTCCGGTGTGATCGGGCGTGGCGGACGTGAAACAACCATCGACACCCTGGATGTGTATTCATGATTGATCAAAACTCGCAGTTCTACGCCATTCTGACCAATATCGGTGTCGCCAAGCAGGCCAACGCCGACGCCTTGGGGATCGGCTGGAAGATCACTCAGATGGGTGTCGGGGATGCCAACGAAACCGATCCAAAGCCGGATGCCACACAGAAATCGCTGATCAACGAATGGCGTCGAGCGCCCCTGAATCAGCTTACCCAAGACCCGGCCAACCCGGCGATCATCATCGCTGAGCAGGTCATCCCGGCCGAGGTCGGCGGTAAATGGATTCGCGAAATAGGCCTGTACGATTCGGACGGCGATCTGGTGGCTATTGCCAACTGCGCGCCGTCGTTCAAGCCATTGCTGGCGCAGGGGTCGGGCCGTACGCAGGTCGTGCGGATGAACCTGATGGTGAGCAACTCGGCCAGCGTCGAGCTGAAAATTGACCCCAGCGTGGTGCTGGCAACCCGCGAGTTTGTGACCAGTGAGCTGGCGCGGCAGGACTTCAAAAATTCGGTTCTGGTGGCCGCCACGGCCAACATCGCGTTGAGCGGCCTGCAGACCATTGACGGGGTAACGGTGCCAGCGGGCCGTCGTGTGCTAGTCCCTAAGCAGACGGCTGCGCGTGAGAACGGAATTTATGTAACGGCAGCCAGTGCCTGGACTCGGGCGGCTGATGCTGACACCGACCTGCGCGTGACGCCGGGTTTGCTGGTGCAGGTCGAGCAAGGGACAGTCAATGGTGACAGCGGTTGGCAGTTGGTCACGGACGGGCCTATCTCGTTGGGTGTCACGGCCCTGAGCTTTGAGATGGCGTGGGGCCGCACGGGCGTGGAGGCGGGCACGTATCGTAGCGTTACCGTGGACAAATGCGGTCGCGTAGTGGCGGCCACCAACCCGACGACCGTTGCAGGCTATGGCCTGACGGATGTCTACACCAAAACGCAGGTCGACAGCGCGCTGGCGGCCAAGGCGAATCTGGCGAGCCCGGTGCTGACCGGCACACCGAAAGCCCCGACACCCGCGTCGGCGACCAACACCGATCAGATCGCCACGACGGCGTTTGTTCAGCAGCTGTTTACGGTGCTTGTAGGTGCTGCGCCGGAGACGTTGAACCAGATCAATGAGATCGCCGCCGCGCTGGGCAACGATGCCAATTTCTCGACCACGATGATGAACGCCTTGGCGTTAAGGGCTCCCCTTGCCAGCCCGGTGTTTACCGGTGATCCAAGGGCTCCAACCCCTGCGCTGACCGACAACGACACCAGTATTTCAACCACCGGTTTCACACGCGGTTTACTGGCGCTGTTTGGCATCGGAACTGATTCGGCACCGCTCGTGCTGGATGCAAACGACGCCCCGTTAAGCGGGATGTTCCGCATGGCTTCAACCGGCGCAAACATCCCGGCGACAGCCAATGCGACCTTGATTTGCGCACGTTACAACAACGGCGGCGCACTCCAGATTTTTGCGGCCCTGGCAGGGACGGGCGGCTATCCAAGTCTGTTTTGGCGCACGCAGGCGGCCGGTGGCTGGACCACTTGGCGCGAGTTTGCCCCGACTGATTCGCCAGCGCTGACCGGAACACCCACGGCCCCCACGCCTTCGGTGGTCGATAGTAGTAACCGAATCGCCACGATGTCCGCGCTGTGGAATGTCCTCGGCACCTACAACATCGGCACGCTCGCGCCGGTGGCGCTGGTGCTTACGTCCAACAGCGATTGGGCCAAGCCGGGCGGCTGGAGCGGCTATATCAACGTTGGCGCAAGCAAGGCTAATGGCGTAACGGTCCCGCTGGATTCGGGCGGTGGGTCGCCGGGTTATGGCATGTGGTGCATTACGGGTCGTCGGGATAACTCCAACGGCTACAGCGGTATTTTCACCGATTTCTCCACCGGCAAAACCTGGACGGCATCCGCTGCGGTGGGGGGTAACGGCCCGGTGTTCACCGAGTTGTTAACGGCGGACTCGCCTGTTTTCAAAGGCACGCCGAAAGGCCCTACGCCGGAAACGAATTCGGCCGGCAATCAGTTGGTAACGCAAGATTTTGTGCGCAATTGGGCGCGGAAGTTTAACGGGGTGGGTGTTGGCGTGTCGGCTGCCACCTATTCGGTTAGCCCAGCGCAAAACGGGTGCTGGTTCAACATCACATCGCCCAATGCCAATATCGCGCTCCCAGCGGCGACCACCGTGCCAGATGGCACCACGTTCCTGTTCCGAAACAGCGCAGGTAACGCATCTATCACGCTGACCGTCCCGTCTGGAAACATCCTCACGGGCGTAAGCAGTCAGACAATGGTGCTCGCACCTTTTGAAATGATCGAACTCGCGTCCAGCGGGACTTCGTACTGGGCAGTAAATCGTTGCTCCATGATGCAGCTGGCCCGCGTCGACAGCCCGGCGCTTACAGGGATTCCGACCACTCCCACACCTGTGCCGGGCGATGCATCCAAACAGATCATAAACGCCGAGTTTCTACGGTTGGAACTGAGCCGGATGAAATCGATCATCCGCTTTACCGCAAACGGCAGTTGGACTTGCCCAGATGGCGTCACGACGGTCTGGGTGTCTGGGTGCGCGGGCGGTGGCGGTGGTGGCGGCGGTGGCGGCCTCGCGCAGGCGGGATCGGGAGGGGGCGGTGGTGGAAACGCCGGTCAGTTTGTACTTGCGGAGCCGATCACCGTGGTGCCGGGAACTGTCTACGCGATCACTATCGGCGGGGGCGGTGCGGCGGGTGCGACGGCGGCAAGCGGCACGGCTGGAAAAAATGGTGGAGCCGGAGGGGTGACGCGTTTCGGTAACTTGCTGGTGCTTGCTGCTGGTGGCGGAGGGGCAGGTGGTGACATTACCACCGGCGCAGGTGGTAATGCGGCCAGCTCGGGGGCTGGCGGTGGATCAGACGGAACCGATTCCCGTGGGCAGTACCTGGGTGGTGACGGCGGCTCTGGTGGTCCTGGCCCGTTCGGTACGGCCGGTGGTCGCGGTCGCGCCGGTGCGGGTGGTGGGGGTGTCGGTCGCCCTGGGGGTGGTTTTGGTGGTGGCGGCGGTGGCGGTGGTGCGGGGTATGGCTCCGCAGGCAGCACTGCTAACGGTGGCGCTGGGAGTCCCGGACTCCCTGGCATTCTGATTCTGGAGTATTAATCGATGCGTTACGCATACTTTGACCCGATCACCCGCGAGGTGATCGGCTGGTTTGATACCGAGGCTCTGGATTGCAATCTGCCTGACGCGGATCTGTTGGTGACTCTCTCCCAAGAAGCGTGGGAAGCCAACGCACATGAGCCTCGCTGGGTGGATGAAAACCATTTGCTACGCAGCACCATGCCCGTTGTGCCGGTCAATCTGGACCAGATCAAGGCCAGCAAGCTGGTTGAGATTAGCAGCTCGTGCGCCGCTGCCATCGTCGGCGGTTTTATGAGCAGCGCCCTGGGCGAGCCTCATACTTATCCATCGCAAGCGACTGATCAGTCCAATTTGATGGCAGCTGTGCTGTCCTCGCTGTCGGCTCCTGCCGAAAGTTGGGAAACACCGGTCTGGTGCGTCGACGCAAAGGGCGCAGGCGCTTACCGCATGCACACGGCTGCACAAGTGCAGGCGGTGGGTAACGATTCGTTGGATGCGCGCAATGCCGCGCTGACGCGCAAAGCAGCGCTTGAGGAGCGCATTCGACAGGCTGTAATCGTCGAGCAAGTCCAGTCATCGAGCTGGCCAACTAAATAGGAACCGGCGCTGTGTCGCTGGCCTCCCTGAACGCCCCGTAACCTGGGGCGTTTTCGTTTCTGCTCTGTTTTCCCTTGGGCCTCGCTATGCGGGGCTTTTTCATATCTGGAGATTGGCTCTATGAGTTTCTTTCACGGCATCACCATGACGAACGTGGACACCGGGGCGCGCAACATTGCGCTGCCATCGTCCTCGATCATCGGACTGTGCGACGTGTTCACCCCGAGTACCACGCCTGAGGTCGCCCAGTTGGCAGCCGTCAACGAGCTGAAACTGATCACCAGTGAGCGCGAAGCCATTGCGGCCTGGGGCGCAGATGCGCCGATTACCAAGGCGTGCCAGGCTATCTTTGCGCGGGCCAAGGCCGTCATCGTGGGGTGTGGCGTTGCTGCCGGTTCCACTGCTGCGGAACTGACCTCCGCTGTTATTGGCGGTGTGCTTGTGTCCGGCAAGCGTACGGGGTTGCAGGCGCTGATCGACGGAAAAAGTCTGTTCAATGCCCAGCCGCGACTGCTAATCGCGCCCAAGCATTCTGCCACGCTGGCCGTGGCCAGCGCGATGGACGGTCTGGCTGCCAAGTTGCGCGCCATTGCCCTTGTCGATGGACCGGGTACGACCGATGAAGCGGTTCAGGCCTACGCGAAGAACTTCGGCAGCAAGCGCATTTTCATGTGTGATCCGGGTGTCCAGTATTGGGACACCGTAGCCAGTAAGACCATTGATGCCCCGGCATCGGCATGGGTCGCGGGCCTTTTTGCCTGGACTGACGCGGAATACGGTTTCTGGGCATCCCCGTCGAACAAAGAGTTTGTCGGCATCACCGGCACTACCCGCCCCATCGAGTACCTGGCCGGTGACGCGACGTGCCGGGCCAACCTGCTGAACAACGCCAATATCGCGACGATCATCCGCGACGACGGCTATCGCTTGTGGGGCAACCGCACGCTGTCCAGTGATGCGAAGTGGGCGTTCGTAACGCGGGTCCGCACGGTCGACATCCTCATGGACGCCATTCAGGCAGGGCACAAGTGGGCGGTCGACCGCTCGATTACCAAGACCTACGTCAAGGACGTGACGGACGGCCTGCAAGCTTTCATGCGCGACCTGAAAAACCAAGGGGCGATTATCAATTTCGAGGTCTATGCGGACACCGAGTTGAACACGGCCAGCCAGCTGGAGCAGGGCAAGGTGTACTGGAACATCCGCTTCACCGACGTGCCGCCTGCCGAAAACCCGAATTTCCGCGTTGAAGTCACCAACCAGTGGCTGACCGAAGTCCTCGAAGCCGCTTAAAGGAGCGCTGTACATGATTCCGCAAACCCTCTCCAACACGAACCTGTTCGTCGACGGTGTCAATTTCAGCGGTGACGTGCCGGGGCTGACTCTTCCCAAGATGACCCTCAAGACCGAGGAGTACCGCGGCGGCGGCATGGCCGGTCCGGTCGAGATCGACATGGGCCTGGAAAAGATGGAGGCCAGCTTCACGACCAACGGCGTGCGCCGCGAGTCGCTGAAGTTTTTCGGCCTGGCTGATCAGACTGCCTTCAATGGCACGTTCCGTGGCTCGTTCAAGGGCCTGAAAGGCGTTGTCACACCGGTGGTGGCCACCTTGCGCGGCATGCTGAAAGAAGTCGATCCGGGCGAGTGGAAGCCCGCCACCGTGGCGGAGATCAAGCACAGCCTCGCCGTCTCCTACTACAAGCTGGAAGTCGACGGCCGTGTCGTTTACGAGATTGACATGGTGAACATGGTGCGCGTGATTGATGGCGTGGACCAACTCGCAGCAGAACGCGCCGCCCTCGGCCTTTAAGGATTAGACATGACTCAAGTAACCGGCAATACCGAAACCACTCCTCTGCCGTCCTGGATCGTTCTGACTGATTCGGGGGCGGTCATCACGTTGAAGCACCCGGTGGAACTCAACTCCGTCAAGGTCAACAAGGTGAATATGCGAGCACCCTGCGTCAGGGACACCCGTGCAGCGGCTGCCGCAGCCAACGGCAGCGCCGAGGCTCACGAACTGCACTTGTTCTGCAGCCTGATTGAGGCGGGCAAGGACGATCTGGACCGTATGACTCAGCGCGACTACCGCCGTTTACAGGAAGGTTATTTTCGCCTGGTCGAAGAGGATGAATTGTAATCCAGAGACCATGAGACAGGCGGCTCGCAAGTTGGCAGCGGAGACTGGGTTTTCCGCTGCCGAGATTGAAGCAATGCCGTTCAATCGACTGTTGTGGTGGATCACGGATTGATCCCCCTTCCCATGCCTCGGGTGGTCTATGAGTGAAAGTTTAAAGCTGGGCCTTGTCATCGGCGGCGCAGTCAGCGCAACCGTCGGCAAGGCCTTCAAGGACGTTGAGAGCCGTATCAAGGCGCTGGACGACAAGGGGGCCAAGGCCCGCGTCCTGCAAAGCACGATTGGCGAAACGATCAAGCTGCGTGAGGAGTGGCGTAAAGCCCACGCAACAGGCCAGGCAGGTGCGACCGCGTTACTGTCACGTTTGAATTCAAACCTCGACAGCCTAAAAGCGCAGGGCGTCGAGGTCGGGCGGCTGAGTAAGGCCTACAAGGAAATGGGGCGCACGGCCCGCTCTGCCGAGTTGCAGGCCAAAGGCCGACGGCAGATGAGTGAGGGACGGGAGACCGTCAAAAGCTCGGTAGGTCAAGCCGTTGTAGCGGCGGGTGCCTTGGCGATCCCGACGAAAATCAGTGCGGACTTCGGGGCGATTGTTCGCGACATTGCCATCAAGGCAGGCATTGCCAACAAACCGCAAGAAGCGGAGATGTCACGAACCATCATCACGACCGCCCGTGATACCGGCATGGAGCGTAATCAGGTCGCTGACGTGGTCAATCAGCTGGTCGGTGCCGGTATGGAACTGAGCAAGGCGCTTGAGTACGCGCCGGTTGCTGCCAAATTCGTGGTCGGTCAGGGTTCCGAAGGGACCGACACAGCGAAGATGATCAACGCCCTGGGGCAAAACGCCAAGATCACCGACGCCAAGGAAATGCAGCAGGCTCTGGAGGCCATCGCCTACCAAGGGCAGGCGGGCAGCTTCGAAGCCTCCGACATGGCAAAGTGGTTTCCCGAACTGTTGGCCAACATGGGCAGTATCGGTATCACCGGCATGGACGCAGTGACGCAGCTCGGTGCAATGCTGCAAGTCCAGATGAAGACGGCGGGCAGCTCTGACGAGGCGGCCAACAACCTGAAAAACTGGATGGGTAAAATCGGTGCTTCGGATACGGTAGATGCCTACAAAAAGGCCGGTATCGATTACGAAGGCTCAATGCAAACCGGCCTGCAGAAAGGTATGTCCACGCTGGAATCCAGCATGGCGTTGGCCCAGGAGTACATCCAGAAGACGGACCCGAAAAAGGCCGAAGCAATGGCGGCCGCCACGGCCAAAATCAGCAAGGAAACAGATCCGGCCAAGGCCAAGGCGATGATGGAGTCGCTGTCTCAGGCGTTGAAAACCGGCGACATTTTTGCGGACATGCAGGTCAAGGCGGCGCTTACCGCGTACCTGCAAAACAAGCAGCTGTACAACGATTTGAAATCGCAGTCCCGCAACGCGTCCGGCATTCTCGACAAGAACCTGGCCGAGCGTCGGGAAGGCTCGTCACAGAAGTGGGCCGAGCTGTCACAGGCGGCCAACGATGTCATGCGCAGCGTGGGCGATGCGATCAGACCGGCGACCGATGCCGTGGCGCAGGGTTTGACGACCGTTGCCCAAGGCATCACGACCGTCAGCGACAAAATGCCGAACCTGGCTATGGGACTGACGGGTGCCATCGGGGCTCTGCTGATTGCAAAGTCAGCCTTCGGTGCATTCAAAATCGGCAAGGGCCTGATGAATCTTGCCATAGGGTCGGTCGGCGGCGGAGCTGGGAAGGTCCAGCATGTCTTTGTGACCAACGCAAAAGCGGCAGGCGTTGGCACGGGCGGTGCTGGTAGTGCAGCTCCTGGGGCTGCTGCATCGGGTCGCAAGGCGCGTGTCGCCGCGTTGCTGGGCGTCGGCCTGACAGTTGCGTCCAAGGCGAAAGAGAAACTGGCCGACAAGGCTAATCCGGATGAAGCCAAAGGTGATGAGGCGAAAAACGTCAACGGTAAAGACGGTGAGGCCGAGCGGCCGAAAGGGCTGCTCGGCGTCGGATTCACGGCGCTTGAAGCCTACCGGGAAGCGCTGGAGGCTGGTGGCGAGTCAGAAGGTGGTTCCAATGGTTCTCGTGACGAGGATGGCTTGCAGCGCGTGTTTGTGGTCAACGCCTCGGAGATAGGCGGCGGGTCTGGCATGTCGGGCCAGCGCGATACACCGCGCAGAAGTCGCCGTTCCGCCCGTATGCGTCGTCGTGCTGGTTCTTCATCTCGTCCACCCGTAGTGCCACCGCGTCCGGCCGGTGAGCCGCGCATTCGACCAGTACCACCGCGTCCGGCGAACGCCCCCCGGATTCGCCCGGTCCCGCGTCCTTACATCCCCGTGCCGCCGCTTCCACCGGCTGCTGAGCGGGGCATCATGCCGTTGCTGGGCAAGATGGCTGGAAAAGCGAAGGTGCTGCCGGGCGAAGCGGTCATTAGCGCAGGCTTGAAGGCCGTCGAGCTGTACCAGTCCGATGATCCTGTCGAGAAGAAATTGGAAGGGGCTACGGAGGTTGCGGGCTCTGCGCTGGGCGGCTGGGGTGGTGCGGCAGCAGGTGCGGCGATTGGCACCATGATTCTGCCGGTCGTGGGTACCGCGATTGGGTCGGCAATTGGTGGTGCTCTGGGGGCTTGGGGCGGCGGGGATATCGGTGCGCTGTTGGGCAAGGAGCTGTTCGGCACTCCTGAGAAAGAGAGCAAGCCGGTGTCGTTGCTGGCAGCGCCTCCGGTTCCGGTCGCGATGCCTGGGCCAGTAGTGCCCACGCTGGGTGCGACGGCCAAGACGTTCGATAACGACCGGGTGCCGCTGATGGCTCGGGGGCCAGCGCCAGCGCAGGCTCCGACCGGGCCGCTGATGGGAGATGTAGGGCGGGCCATGACGGAAAAGCCTACAGCAAGTCCTGCCGCGCCGATTGTCATCAAGCCCGAGGCACCCAAGATGCCGACACCCAAATACGAACAGCAGGTTTCGATTCATGCGCCTATCCAACTGACCGTTCAAGGTGATGTGAAAGATCCGCAACAACTGATGCGTGATCTGGAACCGATGATTCAGCGGGCTATGCGCGATTCGGCACAGCAGTCTCAACGCTCTAATCTGTTCGATGCTCCGCATGTCGAGTAAGGGGGATACATGGCTTACATGGAACAGCTGCAGTCAGGTATGAAGTACCTGGTGGTTGCAGGCGAGACAGGCCGGCGCGATCTGGACGGCATGCTCTCGCCAGTCAATGGTGCGATCAGCGAAATCAGTGGTGCGACCGCCGAGATTGAGGGGCTGCCTATCGTGGGTCCCGCCATCGGGGCCAAGCTTCAACGGGTGATGCGGGGTGTGAGCGCAGCACAAGCAAAGGTTGGGGCCGTCGTGTCGACGTACAGTCGTGCATCAAGGGCGGCAACGCAGATTGACGAGCGCCTGGGAGTGCTCAAAGAGCAGGCAGCCAAAGCCGGAACGGCCATCAACAAAGTCGCTGGCAGTATCAGTCCCGCGCTGGCCAACGTGGTGCCCAGTTCGTCATTTGCCGCGCAGAAAACCCCAGCTGTCGAAGCGGTCAAGCCGTTTGAACACCTGCTGATCTTGCAGCCTCTGAGCGCGAAAGCCGAGCCGTACTACTTCAATCTGGACACCGCTGCGTTCGACGAACTGAGCCGTTCCAGTGAGTTCCGCTGGGCGTCGCAAGAGCGTCTAACGCGTCGTCCGGCACAGCAGAACATCGGTATGGGTGAAGATTCACTAACGCTCAAGGGGGCTGTATTCCCAAATTTCAGGGGCGGCATTACGCAGCTTGATACCTTACGCGGCATCGCGGGCCTGGGCGTGCCTCTGGCCCTGACCACGGGCTATGGGGCAGTGCTGGGTAACTGGTGCTTGAAGAAAATTCAGGAAGATCAGAGCGCTCTGATGCAAGGCGGCATACCCCGCAAGCAGGCGTTCACGCTGGAGTTCACACGCTATGGCGACGATATGCAGAACGTCTGACGGGGATATTCTCGATACCATCTGTTTCAACCATTACGGCCACCTGAATGGCTCTGTAGAGGCCGTGCTCGATGCCAATCAAGGCCTGGCCGATGAGGTTCAGCCTTTCCGAGGGGGGCTGATCATCACATTGCCTGACCTTCCCGCATCCTCTGACGAGACCGTGATGCTCTGGGGCTGATCCCGGCGTTACGCGTAACGAACCTTTTCTTTTGTCCAGCCCCGTCGAATGCGGGGCTTTCTTTTGGTGTATCCGAATGAAACCCACTTTCCGGATCGTTGCCGACGGCACCGACATCACGGCGCTCATCAACGACCGATTGATTCAGCTGCGCACCACTGACAAGCCTGACATGGACTCAGACGAGTTTGAGCTGCGCATTGATGATCGCGACGGCGCGGTGGCGTTGCCATCGAGGGGTGCTGATGTTGAGGTGTATCTGGGCTATGAAGGTCAGAAGCTGACCAAGATCGGCTTGTACACCATTGACGAGATCGAGGTGTCTGGTCCTCCCGACACGATGGTCATCAAGGGCAAAGCGAGCGATATGCGTGGAAGCGGCAAGACCACGCGAAGCGGTAGCTGGGAGGATGTGCCGTTGTCGAAAATTGTCAGCGACATTGCCGCACGCAATGGCTGGGCCCCAGCCTGCAACGTAGCGACAAAGGTCCCTCGGGCTGACCAGCTCAACGAGTCGGATTACCACTTCATCACGCGGCTGGCAAAAAAGTACGACTGCACTGCCAAGGTCGCGAATGGAAAGTTGCTCGTCATACCCAGGCAAGAGGGTGTCAGCGCCTCAGGGAAAGCGTATGGCGTTCTTGCTATCACCCGCCAAGACGTCAGCCGATGGCAATTCAGGCTGGGTGATCGTTGGACACACAAAGCTGTGTCGACGAAGCATCAGGACAAAAAAACTGGGAAGCTCCAGATCGTGACCCTCAATAACGACGCGGCCCCAGACGGTCTCCCGCCTGTTCATACCGACCGACATATCTACCCCAACAAAACTGCAGCGGAGCAGGCCGCCAAAGCGCGCCTTGCTGCTTTCAATCGCAGCACTGCAGGCATCCGCCTTGAAATGGTTGGGCGTACTGACCTCTTCGCGGAGCGAATGATCAGCGTGCAGGGTTTCAAAGTGGGCCTCGATGGCGAGTACCTGACCGATTCAGTGGAACAGGTATTTACTCAGGCCGGCTGGTCCACCACGGCCGAGTGCAATGGTGGGAACAAGGGCAAGGCGAAAGCCAAAGGTAAAAAGAAAGAGAAAAAACCAGTCAAGGTCATTCAACTCTGACCACCACACATCACCTTTATTCAGGAGATATCTGAATGTCGATTACCGCGCAGCACCTGCTGCAGATCCTCCCCAACGCCAGCTCCCGAGCTGGCGTTTTTGTTCCTGTCTTAAACGTTGCGATGAGTAAGTACGCCATTGTCACGAAGCTGCGTATCGCTGCCTTCTTGGCGCAGGTGGGCCATGAGTCTGGCCAGCTTCGCTATGTGCGGGAATTGGGCAGTGATGCCTACCTCGAAAAGTATGATACCGGGCGGCTCGCCGAACGCCTGGGCAACACGCCAGCGCACGACGGCGACGGTCAATTATATCGGGGCAGGGGGCTCATTCAAATTACCGGGCGGGCGAACTACGCGGAGTGCGGCGAGGCACTGGGCCTGGATCTGCTACAGCAACCCGAACTCCTCGAGCTTCCGGAGCATGCCGCCATGTCAGCTGCTTGGTTCTGGCACCGTGCTGGGCTCAATACCTTCGCAGATAAAAGCGACTTCCTGACAATTACCAAACGGATCAATGGTGGCACAAACGGCCTTGCCGAACGCCAGGAGCTTTATGCGCGTGCCCTGAAGATACTGGTTTGATTGAGCTGAAGAAATAACGCAACAGATAGAAAAAGAGCGACCAGTCGAGATGCGTCAACATCGCGGCTGGTCACTGTTCCCGCAGATTACCCCTGCAAGTCCAGCCAAGGCTCTCGCTTCGTGCACAAAGCGGAGCGAGCCTAGCACCTGTTCATCTATACAGTAAAGGTCTTGCTTTTTATGTCCTCACCCATCATCCCTTGGATGGGCGGCAAACGCCGCCTGGCCGACCGTCTCATCCCGCTTTTCCCACCTCACGAATGCTACGTCGAAGTGTTCGCTGGCGGTGCGGCCCTCTACTTCATGCGTCCCCAGGCAGCTCCCGTTGAGGTCTTGAACGATATCAACGGTGATCTGGTGACGCTGTATCGCGTCGTCCAAAATCACCTCGAAGAATTCGTCCGCCAGTTCAAATGGGCACTTAGCTCGCGCCAGGTGTTCGAGTGGCAAAAGATGACCCGTCCCGAAACCCTCACCGATATCCAGCGCGCCGCCCGATTCTTCTACCTGCAGCACCACGCCTTTGCAGGGAAGGTCAGCGGGCAGACGTTTGGCACTGCCACGACCGGCCCGGCCATCAACCTGCTGCGGATCGAGGAGAACCTTTCTGCGGCCTGGCAGCGTTTGTCCGGTACGTATGTGGAGAATCTGCCGTGGCTCGAGTGTGCCGAGCGCTATGACCGGCCCCACACATTCCACTACATGGATCCGCCTTACTGGCAGACGGCTGGATACGGTGTGGATTTTCCGTTTGAGAACTATGAGCGCATGGCGGAATTCATGCGGCGGTGCAAAGGGAAGGTGATGGTGAGCATCAACGATCACCCTGACATACGGCGGGTGTTTGAAGGCTTCCATTTTGAAACGGTCGACATTCGCTACAGCACGGCCAACCAGAGACAGGGAAAGGCTGATGTCAGTGGTGAGCTGATTATCATGAATTGGGAGCCTGCGGCGCTGGGGGGGTTATTCTGATTTTTGTCCGAGGCTGGCCACTAGTGACTGCACTTACGGCAAAGGTTAATGCTAGAGTATGGTTTTGCAAGCTGGTCATGGATGAACATATGGACGAATTTTGCACGCCCGAATCAAACAACAGTCCCACTTGGACCCTGCTTGATGTAATCATTTGGAAGGGATGGCCGGAGCGGTGGGGCGGTGGTCCCGGCTACTTGCGAAGATTTAAAGATGCTTGGCTGGTTCATAACAAAATATATATAAAGGCGGCGGCAGCCAAGTATTCGCTTCCTATTGAGTTGCTGGCAGGAGTATGTTGGATCGAAGTTGGTGGAGATCCAAATATTGTGGATAGGATTGGCTTCGAAGTCAGAACTTTTGACCGCTTGGGTAATGTGTCAAGCGTGCTGACTAATCCCCCAGCCAAGACCAGTTTTGGTTGGGTCAGCATCCAGCTTCGAACGGCAGCCATTACGTTAGGGATGAATCCCGATGAGATGGATTCCAGTCAGTTTCGAAGCTTGGCTAACTGTATTGAGATTGATGTTTATAACATTGATATTGCAGCAAAGCACATACGTATGCTCGCTGATTATGATCACTTTTCTACCATTGGAATAGAGGAGGCACGAATCATCGGTGCTAGGTATAATCGAGGAACGAGTTGGTCTTTGGATGAGATAAAAAAAGATATGAGTTATGGTAATTTCATCGTCAATTCCTGGCGTCATCTCAATCAGCTTATGATGTGA